AGCTTATTGGAATGGATATTATCAGGACATAGATGATCTTAGAGCTAACAATGTATATTCAATAGATACTGTCTATCTAAACAAGAAGAAGTTTCCTCTAAAGGATTCTGAGCTTAGATTTGGTTATTTATATGAAGGACATTGGAAGATCTACAGACCATTTGCAGACAAAAAGAATAAGTGGATGCCTAATAATGTGCCTATTACTATGATGGATGGACTAGAAGACATAAGAGATTGTGATGTAGCATTCATCAATAAAAGTAAGAAGGATTACATGGTGATGAAAAAGATCTACCCATGTTGTTGTGCAGTTCAAAACGAAGGAATGGGATGTTTCTCTGAAGAGAATGTAGAATACTTAAAAGAGAATTCCGATAGACAAATATTGAGCTTTGATTCTGATGAGACTGGTGTAAAGAATTCTCAACTCGTGACAAATAAGTACGGGTTTGAATATTGCAATGTACCAAGGATCTATTTAGATGAAGGAATCAAAGATTGGGCTGATTTAGCACGCATACATGGATTAAAGACAATTGAGAAATATTTAACACAAAGAGAATTAATATGAATAGTTGGAAACTAAATAGCACAGCTGGTCATTGGTTTAGATTAGCTATATCTAAATCACTTGATATTCATTTTACTGAAGTGTACAGAAAAGTAAAATCTATAAACAATGAAGGTGTTATAGAAACTTCAGATGGAAAGAAATATGAATTAATATTAAAAGAATTATGAGTATAGAAGAATTAATCACAGAGATTCAAGATAACATCGAGTGGTTATCCACTACAGAAAATGATGAAGTTGAATGTATTGGTGTAGAAAACTTAGAAGTTATTCTTGGTAGATTTTTAAACAGAGAAATTAAATTAACATTAGAGTAAAATTATGGCAAATATCATAGATGAATTAGAAGAACAAGCTCAAGAGTTAATTGATTTTGGTAATTCTAAAGAACAACATGAAGGATATGGTATTCAAAGAGCTACTCAAGAGCTTAGAAAATACTATTATGGATTCAATGAGCTGATGGAATATTTTGATAGTATTTCAGATGAAGAAAAACCAATATTACACAAAAAACTTGTAGAATTAGGATTATAACAAATAGAAATTATGGAAAATTACAACACAGCAAGAGGGATGCTGCTAGCAGCACCACTACCACAACAAACCAAGACTTACAAACCAGTAAGTCATGAACAATTGATGGACCTAACACTTGAGAGTATTTATCAAGCAGGTTTCACCCTAGACCAAGAACTATATACATCTGCAAGAGATGGTAAAGTTGCTAATGGTAAGTTCACAATTAAAAATGTAGCTGATTCTGAAATGCAGTTACAAATAGGATGGCAGAACAGTTATGATAAATCTTTATCATTGAAATTTGCTATTGGTACTAAAATATTCATTTGTGAGAATGGATGTGTAAGTGGTGATTATGGAGCTTTCAAACATAAACATGTTGGAGAGATTCAAACATTCACACCACAAGCTATCACAGATTACATTAAAGATGCTGGAGAAGCTTTTACTAGAATTCAGAAAGAAAGAGATATCATGAAGACTATTCAATTAGACAGAAGAGCTCAGGCTGAACTAGTAGGACGTATGATTATTGAAGAAGAATTCATTGAATCTACACAGTTAAACATTATCAGGAGAGAGCTTAAGAAAGCTACGCATGATTATGGTGCAGAGAATAGTCTTTGGGAGCTTTATCAATTCACTACATTCAGTATGAAAGAAGTGCACCCAAGTTTATGGATGGGTGGTCATATTGATGCACATGCATTCTTCTTAGATGCTGCAGGTATAGTTAACAAACCTATTAACAAACCAGTTGTTGAACTAGAATTATTCGAAGTGTAATGGAAGAAGGAGGTTCTCCTACTCACGAAATAGAACTATGTAAAGAATCAATTAAACAATTATTAGAAGATGAATCAGAAAATTAAAATTGGAAACCTTACCATTGATGTATTTTTCAATGAGTATAACAAGAAAAATAAAACTAGAAAACAAATAGCAGGTCATGAACTTACTAGACAAGATAGAGCAGCTATCGATAGAGGATTGGATGATACTGATTTTGGAGAGTTTTATAGATATGAAAATGGTAATATTGAAATCACAGGAATGTTCAATGTTGTAGACAGTAGAGAAGATGAATTGGGAAACATTTAAAGATAAATTTCATCCCTCTTGGCATGCAAGAATGCGTCCATTCATAGAGAGTGAAGAGTGTGATAAGATTTATGCATTTCTAAAAGCAGAGAGTAAGAGAGGTAAGAAAGTGGCTCCTATATCTATGCATGTTTGGAGATGTTTCTTAGAGACACCATTAGATGAACTTAAAGTGGTGTTGGTAGGTATGTGTCCCTATCACACATTTAAGAATGATGCTCCAGTGGCAGATGGACTTCTTATGGGTTGTTCTATAACAGAACAAGTTCAACCTTCATTAGATCAGTTTTATAGAGCTATGGAGAAAGAATTCTATGATGGGCTAAACTTACATATTATAGAAGAACCAGATGTAAGCTTCTTAGCTCATCAGGGAGTGCTTATGCTTAATGCCGCTTTAACAACAGAGAAAGATAAAGCTGGCTCTCATATGGAAATATGGGAACCATTTATTAAATATCTGTTTGAGGAAATTATAAACCACTTAGGTGTACCAATTGTATTCCTTGGAAAAGATGCTGCTAGATACAAAAAATACACAGGTATATTTACCCATGTATTTGAAATCTCTCATCCAGCATCTGCAAGTTATAAGGGAGTTGAATGGGACACAGAAGGTGTGTTTGCAAAAGTGAATAGATTATTAAACGAAACAAATGGGGACACTATTCTATGGGTGAAAGTTGATCCTCCATTTTAAAAATTAGAAAACATGGAAAATAAATTAATCGAAATTCAAGATTTACAAGTAGGTGATGAGATAATGATATCTTGTCAGTCACATTTCAAGTATTTAAAGGTGTTAACACCACCTGCAATGAGTAAAACTAAGAAACATTGGAGATCAGGTCAACCTATGTATGCAAATGTAAGATGTTCTACAAGACAAGATGTATTAACAAAAACTTATACAGGATATAATGGTAACACTTACACAAGAATAGAAAAGGTTTGGATAGTTACACCAGAAGATCACAACATTAGAATCTCTCAAGATCTTCAAGATAGACAAATTTGGTTAGTAAAAAGAGAAACAATTTAAAAACAGAAATTATGGAACAAAGATTAATTAAGAGCCTTGATGAGATTAAAGTGGGAGATGAAATTATCATCTCTGCACATTCTAGTTTAAAATACTTAAAAGTGTTAAGACTTCCAGTTAAGAAAGATAGCACAACATTTAAAGTGAGTCATAAAAGAATGCAAAGAGGAAGTGGAAATTGGTCATGGTATGTAAACATGTTTGAACAAGATGTAACACAACATAATACCGTAAGATATCAAGATTTATCTTCAAGAGATGTATTTTTAGTAAAAAGAGAAGAACAATTTTAAATTAAAGAAAAATGATTTTAGAAAAACAGAAAGAAGCAAACGTTCTTGTGGAAGGACAATCACAAGAATCAATTGGAATGTCACTAGACTTAGATTCTGCACAAATATTGATGCAGATGTTAAGTAAGAATCTGTATTCAGATGATATAGGCTCAACTATCAGAGAATGTGCAAGTAATGCTCTAGATAGTCATAGAAGAGCTGGAGTGAAAGATCCAATTATTGTTGCGTTTAAGGAAAATTCTAGCTATAATTATGAATTCTCTGTAGAGGATTTTGGTATTGGTCTAGATGCTGATGATGTAAAGAACATTATTAGTAAGTATGGTAAATCTACTAAACGTAATTCTGCTACAGAATTAGGTATGATGGGTCAACAAAACTAGGCCCAGCGTAAAAGTAATTTTACGTTAAAAATATTGGATGAATTTTTGGAAATCTAAATTAAATTATTATCTTTGTACCCTAAACATAACACACCATGGGATACAAGTACAAAGTTAATCACAATTATTTCAATTTAATTGACACAGAATACAAAGCTTATATTTTAGGTTTTATATATGCTGATGGATGTATATCACAACCTTCAGGTAATAGAAAACTTAACTTTAGAATAGGAGTTCAAGAAGAGGATGGTTACATTCTTGATGAATTATCTAGAGAAGCTGCAGGAGGACAAAAAAATATTGTCAACACTCCTTCAAGTATTAAAAAAGGTTATAAACCTCAACACTGTGTCAATATAGTATCAAATCAAATAGGTAATAATCTAATTGATCTAGGATGCAACATCAATAAAAGTAAATTAGGAATGACTTTTCCTAAACTAGAAAAACATTTAATACCTCATTTTATTAGAGGGTTTTTAGATGGTGATGGAAGTGTAATATTGAAAAAGTTACAATATAAATACATTAGAAAAACTAATCATAGTATTTTTAAACCACATAAACAACAATATAAACTTAAATTAGCTTTTTGCTCAACTGATAAAGAATTTTTATTAGAAATAGCAAAATGTCTAAATATAAGTAAACCTTATATAACTGAAAAAGTTAGAACACAGGTTAATTATATTTTGTGGATAGAAAACAAACAAGAAGTTTTAGATAGTGTAAATTATTTGTATAGTGATGCTACTTATTTTCTTAAAAGAAAATATGATAAAGTAGTAGAATTTAACATGACAATCAAAAGCGAAGCTGAAGATACATCTTCAGAACGTTTAGAGACTACCTGAGCAGTAAAGTCTGCTTAATAACAGGAAGTAGTATGGGTTAGTAACCATATGAAAAAGCGTCCAACCCCTATTTATAGGGTGATGATATAGTCCGACACTCTGGGAAACTAGAGATTAACAGAACCGCTAGGTTTCAAAGCACCTCTTGCTTATTCATCTAGTTTCTATTTTGTATGTAGAAAAGATGGAATAGAGCGTAAGTACATGATGTATGAAGGAGAAGATGTGAACACTATCGATCTTTTATATGAAACACCAACAACAGAAAGAAATGGTGTGAAAGTGATTGTACCAGTGAAATATCAAGATCAGTATCAATTTAAAAGAAAAATCAAAGAACAACTTTGTTATTTCGAAGATGTGTATTTTGATGTTCCATCTGACAGCAGTATTCATAATGAATTCATCATCTCTAGACATCCTGATTTTCAATTCTCTGAATTGTCTGAAGTAAACTATTTACACATATGTTTAGATAATGTTTATTATCCATTGGATTTTGATAAAATAGGCATAAAAAGAATAGATTTTCCTATAGCTCTTAGATTTTCTCTAACAGATGGAATCTATCCAACTCCTAATAGAGAATCTATTAGATATACTCAAGAGGCAAAAGAAATCATTAAAGCTAAATTATCTGATGTTGCTGATTATTTTATAAATAAATACAACGAAGGAATTGAAAGTGGATGTGATATTAAGTCTATGATTAATCACTTAGAGAAATCAGGAAAATATATTGATTTCAATGGTTCGTCTATTAGAATTGATGATCTTTCTGAATATGCAACTGTTCAAATTAAAACTCCACAATTGGAAGGACTTTCTCTTATTGACTTTGCAGCATTATATACATCTACTAAGAAAAATTATTTATTAGAAGACTTCTCTCCTAAGTTCTATTTGAACAACAAGAGAATGATGGATGCTACAAAAGGATATAACTGGTATTGGAAACCTCAAGCTTTAGCTTCTAATGATGTAAAGGTGTATATCTATGAAGACAAGGTGCCAGGAATCAAGAAAGATTATTTGAGAAGCATTTATGGTGTTAGTGATAAAGTGTTTATTGTAAAACCAAGCAAGCCTATGAAATTAGGAAATCCTGCTAAGTTTGACATCAGAACATATTATCACCTATTAGACTTGAAGAACTATCCTAAAAATCAATGGAGAGATGTTATTAAAGAATATCAATCTATTATAAATATGTTGTCTGCATCTTTTATAAATCTAGATGAACTACAAGTACCACAAGCATTCATTGATTCTAGAAAGAAGGTGAAAGCTTTTGTAACTAGCACTGGTCAATCATCAGCAAGAAAACCTAAACTTAAAGGAGAGGTTATTGGTAAACGTGCTGAAGAACTTATGAAATGGAGTGATGGTAGAAACTGTAAATTTGTTCCTATTACATATAAGTTAGAAGATATGCATAAAGATAAAAAGTTAAGAGTTTATGCTCACCATGACGATTATCTAAAAATAGATGCATTATATGGTCTTATAAGCAAACAGAAAATGGAAGTGGTTACATTCTCTCAAAGAGAATTAACTATATTGAAAGATGCAGAGATTCACAATTTAATATCATTAGAAACATTTATGGAAGGAAAAACAGCACCATTCAAAAGAATGGCCACAGCTTATTACATTAAGAAATTAATGGAAGAGTATAGATATGTATTTGAAAGAAGTAGTCAAGTGGGGTATGTGTCTACAGAACTTTGTAATAAGTTAAACGCTCTATCTAAGTATGTTGGTGATAATTATATTATCCCTAATTATTCTGGAGGAAGTAGTCAAGCAAAAGAATTCTTAGAATCTATGTTATCCGTAGCTGAAGAAAATAACTTATTTGATATGAATATGTATCCTGAAGCCTTGGAAATGAGAGAATTATTAACTAAATTAGCATTTCTAAACCCTTTATGTAAAGAAGTGGGACATTATAGAGATGATAATCCTATAGTTAATGTAATGATTGATCTTTTCAAATATTACAAACATAGAGTGGACTTAAAACATTACAACATCAGAATCAATGATGAGGTGTTGACAGAAGAAACTGTTGAACAATTAATAGACTAATTATGTATAGTGATTGTTGTGGAGCATATTCAGAAATGCCAGAGATAGACATCTGTCCAGAGTGCTTAGAGCATTGTGAATTCATCGATGATGAAGAAGAAGAATAAATAATTTGAGGTCGCAAATTGTGACCTCAAATTTTAAATTAAACATTAAATAACTAAATAACAAAAATCATGAGTAACAAAAAAGAAGAATTAGCTAAAGCAATTGAAACTTATCTAATATTTGATCAAGTTTCAGATGAAAGATTAAACGATCCTAGTCCTGCAAACAAATCGCATCACGAAAAAATAAAAAAAGATGCAGAGAAATTAACAGAAATAGCAATTAATATATTAAATAAATAAATCATGAGTAACAAATTTTTATCATTAGACTGGTTTAAAAACACAGCAGAGAGAGCAATTGAAAAAGTTGTAGCAAGTAAATTAGAACAATTAATGGAAGAGGAACAACAAGTTCCAAAAAGTACAGAAAAGCCTTATTTGAATGTTAAATTAATTAACGACACACTCACTGTAGTGTTAACAGATGGAAATGTTGTATCAAAACCAAATGCAACAGAAGAAGATTTTAAAGCTGTAACTAATGCAAAAGATGCAATGGAAATTGTAAACATTGTAGCATCTAGTGAGGTGTATAGTGACCTTAAACAAAGAGAAGCAGAAGCTGCTAAACTTAAAGCTATCCAAAAAGGAATTCAAACATTAGCAGAATTAGATGATTTTGTTGTAGAAGGTAACACTGTTTATCTATCTGGAACTTCTAGAAGTATGCCTCAATTATTAGTGGAGAGATTCATTGAAATTGTAGATAGAGTTAAATATTACAAAGGGTTTGGTTTTAGTCAACAATCATTAATTGAAGATGATGAATATATGGCTCATAAAAACTTCTTTATGTGGTGTTGTTTAAACCCAAGAGCTGAAGTGGCACATGAGCTTTATAGATTCTTAACAGAGAATAGTTTCAGAATCACTAAACAAGGATTCTTTGTAGCTCTTAGAAATGTTGTAACACTACATGGATCTCCTGAATTAGTTCACTTCGTAAGTAATACATACAATAAAGTGAAAGCTGTATGGAAGAAGAATCCATCTGAGTATACAGTGTTCTTAGAGAATGGTGAATACAAACTTGTACATGATGATAAGTTGTACAAAGAAGAAACTTTCACATCTACAACATGTCCAGATTGTGAAGGAGAAGGTCAATTTTATGATGAATGGGATGATGAATATACTGAAGAGTGTGAAACTTGTGGTGGAACAGGAGAAGTGGAAGAATATGAATATACAATTACAGTTCCTGTAAATCATGGTGAGAAGATTGGTAATCTTGTAGATCTTTATCTTGATCTTCCTAATAGAGAAGAAAACAGATTCACTGATGACTGGACTAAAACATTTGATATCCGTATTGGACAAGTGACTAGCATGCCTAAAGAAGATTGTAACTGGAGTACACAAGATTGTGCTGCTGCAGGTCTTCATTTCACAGCTGATCAAATTCACTATGTAGGTTGTGGTAATCAATCTGTTATTGTTCTTATTAATCCTATGAAGGTGGTTGGTATTGGTACACACAAGGGGAGATGTTATGAGTATTTACCAATTATGACTGTACCAAGAGAAGAAGCTACAAGAATTCTACATGATGGAATGTTTGATACATTACAACTTGATGAAGAATATGCTATTCGTGAATTAGAATCTCTTACAGAGAAAGCTAAAGAAGGATTTGCTACTGAATCTAAGAAGTATGAGTTCAATATGCCAGCTATATCAGCTATAGAAATTGGAAACATTGTTGCGACTCTTAATCAAATGAAAGATGTTATAAGCAAACGTGTTAGCACAATTAAATAATAATTAATATAGTTATGCCATGAATATTTTATTATATTTGTGGCATAACTTAATTATAAAAGTATGGCAAAGAGAGTGTTAGTCCCAAAGACAAGATGTGATGGTACAATGAGTGAAGCTATGTTTTGGTCATTTATTAGAAGTGCTTTGAGACAGAAGAGTAGATGGTGGAAGCCCATATCAGTATGTAAAATGAATGCACGTAGAAATTATAGAGGTACTAATAAGCGTCAGAAATATGAATATCAGTGTAGAAAGTGTAGACAATGGTTTCCTGAAAAGGATATTAATGTAGATCATATATTACCTGCAGGTTCATTAAACTGTGCACAAGACCTACCACAGTTTGTGGAGAGATTGTTTTGTGAACAAGATAATTTACAATGTTTGTGCCTAAGTTGTCACGATAAAAAAACATTAAAAGAGAAACAATCTAAAAAGAAAACAAAATGATAAAGAATCTTATAAGTAGGTGGACCATGGTAAAAACTACAAGAGCACCATTTTATGATGCTATAGCAGGTGAGAACATTTATTATTGGCAAGATTGCTATTTTGAAACTTATATGGCTGCATCAAGATGGAGCTATAGAATTAAACTAAATTAATTATGAGTGGAGGACATTGGGAGTATATACAGTATAGATTTACTGATATAGCAGAGGATATAGATAAGCTAGTTGAACAGAATGGTAAGCTTAAATCTGAACAAGAACTTAAAGAGAATAGTTGGCATGATGATGATTGGTATAATAAATACCCAGAAGATAGATATCATTATGAATATCCTCAAGAAGCCATTGAACAGTTTAAGAAAGCTGCAGAAGCTGTTAGAATAGCTCAAGTTTATATACAGAGAATGGATTGGTTACTATCAGGAGATGATGGTGAAGAATCATTTTTAAAAAGAATTGATGAAGATTTAAAAAAACTTAACTTATGAAAAACGCAATTACAATAAACAAGACACCTTCATTTAATGAAATTTATCATGAAGGTCATGTAGAACATGAAGGTAAATTTCATTACTTCTGGTTAATACATCCACAAGGACTGGATGACAAAGGTGATCAGTATGAATTAGAAGTGAGATGGTTTTTCTCAAGAGTACCAAGGGAGGTGAGAGCACTCTATCCTCAAATTATTGAAGCATTTAAACAAACATTATGACACACACAGTGATACAAGGAAATGAATGTTATATCTATATGAATGGAAGACTTATTCATAAGACTAGAACAGACAATTCAGAATCAGGAGTTACATTTGATATAATGGCTTATAGAAAGAACGACAGTTTAAAATCAATTAAATTATGAAAACACACATATGGGAAGACGAAAGACTCTTTATAATACAGAAAGAGTTAAATGAGTTAATTGATACTAAAATAGTAAAGACAGTGGTATCAATGTCTTTAGTAGCTGTTGAAAGTCCAACAAGCTCAATATCATTATATAGTGCAATCTTAATTTATAAATAGCTATGAGAAAAATAACAGAAGAATCTGTAAATGCTTTTTATGCAAATAAGAGATTTAAAAAAAGAAACATGGAAGTGTATGTAGGAGAGTTTTCAACTCAATTGAGACTACATGGAAATACAATAGCAATTCTAAATGATAATAGAGTGTTAGAGATAACAACATGTGGATACAATACAAATACAACTAGAGATAGACTTAGTGCTTTAAAAGGTGTTACAGTAAGAACTAAGTTAGGTCAATTGTATTTAAATGGAAAAGAGTGGGATGGTAAATTAATAAAAATTAATTAATATGATAACAGGAAAAGCAAAAACAGAAGCAAACTATAGAGCAGTGATGCTCGATAGTTCAAGTTCATTGAAAGACTTCTCAATGGACAGAAAGAAGTATTACAGAAAGTATATACTTAATGAAACGATAGAAGACAAAGATACAGCTGCTGCTAATATGGGTAGAATTGTTGAAACCCTACTTATGGAACCTCATCTATTTGATGATAAGTTCTTTATGTCATCTTGTGTGTCTACACCAACAGGACTTATGTTAGATTTTGTTGAAGCTCTTTATAAGCATACAAGAGATGCTACAGATGAAAAGGGTGTAGTGGGAAGACCAATGAATGAATTATTGGAAGATGCATATAAAGATTCTGGGTTTAAAATTAAATATGAAGCTGTGATTAACAAGTTTGTTGGATCTGATGCAGAAGTTTATTATAATGAAATCAGAAAGGTGAGAAGTCAAAATCTCACTGTAGTAAACACTACAGAGGTATCAGTGGCAGAGAAGATTGTAGAACAACTTAGAATCAATAGTACAACAGCACCTATTGTTAATCTAACTAATAGCTCTAGGTATCAAATCTTTGATCAGATGCAAGTGGAGGGATATACAATCGATGGCCATCAGTTTAAATCTATGCTTGATAAAGTGATAATTGATCATAAAGAAAGAGTTATCAAACCGTACGATCTTAAGTGCACATGGAGTGTAGAAAACTTCTATGAAGAATACTATCTATATAGAAGAGCATACATCCAAGCATACTTATATTATTATGCAATGTTGCATATAGCAAGTGATCCAGACAGTGAATTTTATGGATATAGAGTGGAATACTTAAAGTTTATTGTATGTGACAGCACAAACTACTATCAACCATTGATTTATACATTGGACGATGATGATATGGAAAATGCATACAAAGGATTTGTACACAAAGGAAGAACTTATCCAGGTGTAGGAGAACTTATTGCAGCATTGAGTTGGTGTGTAACAACAAATACATGGAATATAAGCCACAAAAATTATTTGTCTAATGGAATTGTAAACATCAAGGGATAGAGGATGGAAATAAGAAAAAATATAACTAGCATTTTTATGGTGCCTACCCTTAAGGTGCCTAAAGATGCTCTTAGAGGTAATGGTTTTATTAATGCATATATTAAAGATGCAAGAAGAGAAGACCAGTATAAAGACTCTATCTACTTATTATTTAAACCTGAGAACTTAGATAAGTTCAGAGAGTTTTTAGATAGTGAGTATGAAAGAACAAAGTCTGTAATTGAGGATTATGATTATGAAGATGGATATGTTGTTGTTGTTTATCAACTTGACCAGAAATATAAGAATGATTTCAATCTAGTTAAACAGGGTAGATATTCCAAGACATCTACAGACTTTCAAAAGCTTTTTCCAAAGGTGGTTAAAATTGTTAGAAATGGATTACACAAAGACGAAATCTCTCTACAATATAGAATCTTTAACAAAGCTGAAGATCTAGTTAATTTCTGGGAAGAAAAACTAGGAATAGATTTAGTTGAAACTATTGGAGAAGATTTTGAAGTGTGGGATGGTTGGGACGAACAAAAAGAGATTTTAGAACTTGATAAAATAAAAGAATTATGTGTAACAGAGAAATCTTAGAAGTTATTATAGAAGAAGTAGGTAAAGAAAAAGCTGCAGAGTTTTGTCGCTTAGCAAGTCTTATGTATGATATTAAATACAATGCTTGTAAAGATCTTGATCCACTTGGTGAACTAGATTTTGAAAGAGACTGGTGGGCTGATGCAGAAAAATCGTTAAAGCAACAATCAAAAATTAAATAGTTATGAAATCAATAGAACTTTTAAAAAAATATCCTCTTTCTACAGAAGTAGTTAGAGAATGGTTTATACAAAAAATGATTGAATCAGTAAAAGGAGATACAACAGTTCCTGAAGACTTCAAGAATTTTATGATAGAACAAGGAATTCCAAATGACACTCTTTGTATATTTATAGATTCAAACCCTCGTAGTTTATTTGATGTGTTTGATGAGAATAATATCAGAATACATATAGTTGTAGGATCAGATGTATCTGCAGATAATTATAGTTTTCATATTGCATCTGATGTTAAAAAGACAGATGCTTCTCAAGGAGCTTCTGTAAATGGTTTGACAAATGATTTTAAAACAAGAAAAGAGGCTGAAGCAAAAGCTGTTGAATATGCATTTGAATTATTAGAAATAAAACTAACACCAATTGAATTACCAGCATTAGAAGAAATAGAAGTGGCAGGTGAGGAAATAGTAGAAGAATAATTAGGATTAATCAGGGAGATGAATTATATTTGTCTCCCTATAAAATTAAAAAACCAATGAGAACAAGTAAAGAATTTAATGATAAGTATGTAGATTATTTAGAAGAAGGCCATTATGGAATGGATATAAACGAACCATCTGTATTAGCTTATATTGATCAAATATTCAATGATCTTACAAAGATTCCTGGATTCAAATACCAACAAGTAAAGACTAAATTTGGTTTAGCTAGAGTGTATACTAATCTTGATGAACTTATGCCATTTGTAGGTAGAATCATTAATCAAGAGCTTGAAGAGAAAATTAACTTCATTCTTAAAGTGGAGTTTGAAGTGGAGAACAGATTAAAAAGTTTAAATTTAGATAAAAATGGAAACAGTATTCAATAAATATAAGAACATGTTAGTTGTACATAAGAAGTATCAAGGACATGTATGTGGATATACAGATGCTCATATTATTCTTGCTGTAGAAACTAAAGATGATAAGAATTTCTTTAGGAAGATGGAAAACCCATACATCATGGAAGAATATAAAGATGTTAAGTATAGATATATATTTGAAGATGAAAGAGAGCTTGTAAAACAATCAAAGGAGGTCAGGCAATTCAATCAAAATGACTCTAAAAACCAAGCTCTTAATATATGAAGCTAAAGAAAAGTTTCCAAAACTATCACCAGAATTTATATCAGATTTTCTGAATGTAAATCTAAAACTAGTAGAAAAATTATTTAACGAGGGTGAAATTGAAGTGCCCTCTAAAATGAATAAAAAGAAATGGACAAAGAAAAAAAAGAAAAATTTGTAGAAAATAGAGACTACTACTTAGAAGAGGGTAGAGTGCATTTTACTAAAGAATATCTTATAAGTAGAGGTCCATGTTGTGGTGGAGAGTGTAGACACTGTCCATACAATGAACGTATAAAAGGAAATATCATTCTTAGGAATGAAAATTGATTTAATTTCTGTTCTGTTTTTTAATTGTTGAAAAAGGCCCTAAGGAAACTTGGGGCTTTTTTAACCTCAATTAATTACCAATCATGAATAGATAAACCCTAAAAATTGGGGTCTATCTTACTACAGAAAGTAACTAATATATTATCCATAATGTGTTATATAAGACACAATTAGACAACATTTTGTCCAGTTTATGACACATAAAACTTGACAATAACAAAAAAAATTAATATATTTAAACAATAATTTAAACAATTAAAAATGGCAAAAGCAAAAGCAAAAGAAGAGAAACAAGGACTGAATGCAGTCTTGGAAAATTTGAACAAAAAATATGGTGTAGGAACCATATTAGCATTAGATTCCAAAACAGGAGGAGAGTATGATGTAATCAGTACAGGATCTATTGGTTTTGATTACAAAACATTAGGTGTTGGAGGATTTGTTAAGGGTAAGATGTATGAACTTATGGGCTGGGAGGGCACAGGTAAATCTACAATATGTGGACATGCTGTAGCTTCTTGTCAAGCTAAGGGTGGTAAAGTGGCTTATATAGATGGTGAGCATGCTGTTGATAAAAGCTATTTCCAAAAACTTGGTGTAGACACTACACAAATGTTAATTGCTCAACCAGCTTGTGGTGAGGAAGGATTTAACATTGCAATGGAGTTAATTAACTCTGGAGAAATTGATCTTATAATCATCGATTCAGATAGTTCATTAATCCCTAAGAGACAATTAGATGGTGATGTAGGTGATTCTACAATTGGTTACAAAGCTAGATTGAACAGCAATGCCTATCCAAAGCTTAAGACAGCATTATCTGCACACAATGTATGTATGATTGTTATCTCTCAGTATAGAGAAAAGATTGGTGTTATGTTTGGTAATCCTACAACAACTCAAGGGGGTCATGCATTGAAATTCTATTCAGATGTTCGTATAGAAGTGAGTAGAACCTTAGCTAAAGATGGTGATGTAAACTATGGTAATATTACTAAAGTGAAAGCTACAAAGAATAAAATGGCTCCTCCATATAGACTATCAGAGTTTGAGATAGTGTATGGTAAAGGTATTGATAAACTTGCTGAGATGATGAATCTTCTTGATGAGTTTGAGTTAGGACGTAAGTATGGTAAAACATTTACCATTGATGGTACTAAGTATGACTTAGAAGAATTCAAACAGCTTGTTGTAGACAATCCTGAGTTTTATGATGAACTAAGAGAGAAGATTATTGCTAAGATTAACGAAGCTGATCTTCCTGTAGAGGAAATAGAAGTGGAAGAAGATGTTGTTCCACAAGTTCCAACACCAACTAATTTATTTGATGAAATATGATAATAGGTATATCAGGCCGTATGGGCTCAGGAAAAAACACAGTTGGAGATATCATTGAAAAGATATGTTTAACTAATGAAGGACCAGTATTTGAACAAAAATCATTTGCAGGGAAGCTAAAACAAATAGCTTCTCTGTTAACTGGTATTCCTGTAGAGAAGTTTGAAGACCAAGAGTTTAAGAAATCTTTATTAGGAGATGAATGGGGAATTGTTAAACCAAATCCTTTAAATGCAATTCCTGTGTTTGAAAATGTGCAGTTTAATCATTTAATGTCTGTAAGAGAGTTTCTTCAGAAGCTTGGTACAGAAGCAATGCGTGATGGATTACATACTAATGTATGGGTGAATGCTTTGTTTGCTGATTATAAAAGCAAAAGAGAACTATTACAAGCTGATGGTACATGGATTGAATCAGATACAGGTGAAGTAGACTTTGCTGTAAGTATCAAATATCCTTCGTGGTGCATAACAGACATGAGATTTCCTAATGAGATGGATGCTATAAAAAAAAGAGGAGGAATCACTATTAGAGTTGTTAGAAACAATAATACTAAATATTCAGATAAGAAAGTTAAATCCATACTTAAAGATATGGGTTATGTTGACTTATCAGATGGTGTTTGGGAAGAATTGGCTATCAATGAAGGATTCACCTGGTTTGAAACATTCAAACTATGGACATGGGATGAAACTGATAACAATAATGAATCATTGCATCCTAGTGAGACAGCTTTAGATGAAGCTACATTTGATTATGAAATCATTAATGATGGAGAGATTGTAGATCTTATAGAGAAAGTGAAAACAATATTAATCAAGGAAAAAATAATATGAAAAATAATTAAAACTTATGAAAAACACTTATAAAAATAGATATGGTGATATTTTCACCTTTACATTGCAAGAAGATGGTAATGTATTATGGGATGGTAACTTCAAATATTGTAGATTTGGAATGCCAAATGACTACACTAAGGCATACAACCAGTATGTGAATGACAACAAACACGTACAAAGTTTAATGAGCTTTAATCAATTTAAAGATGTTGTTCATGAATATGATGATGAAACACATCAGTATGTTTATGATAAATATGTTAGAATGGTTGAATCAATTAAAGATAAGATAAGTATGATTGATCCATCAGGAGGTCCCTACATCAGTGTTGGAATGCCTTTATCATCTTTTGGTTTTAAAGATTTAAAAGTTAAGGATTTTGAAACTAAAGAGAATGGATATTTAATTATAACAGATAAGTTATGAGTACAACATTTGGAATATTAACAGAAAAAGTTGAACACGAAAAGTTAGTAGACGAAGATGGAGATTTATTATTTTACATATCAGGTAGTATATTTGAACCTGTGTTCTTTAGAGGAAATAATAGTAGATGGTTAAAAGAATGGGCTAAATTATTGCCTGACAAAACAAAAGTATATGCTACAGACAATACTCAACAAGGAATATTTACAATAGGAGATATTAAAAAATTTTTAAATGATGAAGCCAATTCACAAATTTAATAACGGAAGAGGAGCCACCATCTGCAACCAATGCAGTGTAATCATAACAACTGGACTAACAGATGATTTATATTGTAAAGAGTGTAAAGACCATAGGGAAAAACTATTAATAGAAATTATGAAAGAAGATGAAGATTTAGGTTTATACATTGAGCAAATGGAAAAAGAAGAATCTGAACAAGAAACACTTGAAGAAGCCAAAAATAATGCTTGGGATAATTATGAATATGTAGAGGGAAATTTATATTCTACTTCTTTTAAAAATGGTTTTGAATTAGGTGTTAAATGGTCTCAAGAACAAAACAAGAAAATGTATATCGCATTAGAAACAGCAATATCACTTCTTAAACAAACAACAGAATATGAAGTGCTTGATAGTTGGAAAGATAAAGTTAAGGAACTTGAACAATTTAAAAAAGAAAAAGACTTATGAAACTATTTTTAACAGGATTTGTACAAGTATTTTTTGTAGCAGTTAATACATATTTTCTTAGTAAAATATTTTATTTAGGCGTATTTTTGTGTGGATTTATGATTTCATTAATTTGGAGTTGGAATGTAAAGAAGGTGGCCTTTGGAACAATTTCAGATAGGATTGTATATGCATTAGGTGCTGCATTTGGTAGTGTCATAGGATTATTAGTATCAACATTAATTTTAAAATAAAATGAAAAACACTGTAGAACTCATTGGATATTATGGAGATGATAGAGTTCACGCAAGTTCTGCATGGACTTCTACATCTAGAGAAATTACACCAGAGAAAGAACAAAGAATTCCTGCTCTATTACGTATGTTAGCTTCAGAAGGACATCATACACCATTTGAGAAGAGTAGTTTACATTTTTTGGTAACTGTAGATCAAGCAACACATATTCATCTCTTAAAACATCGTATTGGTGTAAGTATTAATGGAGAAAGTGCTAGGTATAAAGAACTAAAAGAAGATAAAACATACTTACCAGAAGATTGGAAAGATGTAAAGTTAAAAGATATTACTTCAGAATTTGTATTTAGTGGGGATAACTGGCAGGAGGTTCTAGAAAGGTATACACATTTAGGAAATGAACTATACCATCAATGTCTTGAAGAATTAACTCCTATATTAGGAAGAAAGAGAGCAAAAGAATCAGCTAGATTTTTTAAGACAATGAATAGTCAGATTACAATGGATGTAATGTTTAATTGGAGGAGTTTTTATCATTTTCAAAAACTAAGAAATGACGAGCATGCTCAAAAAGAAGTGAGAGAATTAGCACAACAAATGTTAGAATTAGTAAAAACAATAGAAGGAAATCCCTTCGAACAAACCATTAAAGCGTTTAAATTATGAGAAGTTACGGTGAATTAGAAGCCCTTGTTATAGCATGGGCAGCACAAAAAGGTATTCTAGAGAACGGAACACCAATAGCTCAAGCACATAAAACTTGGGAAGAAGTTAATGAATTAGAAGAAGCTATCAGAAATAATGATAGAGAAGAAATTATTGATGCTCTAGGTGACATATTAGTTACAATCATCATCCAAGCAGAGATGCAAGAATTGAAGCTTACAGAATGTCTAGAGAGTGCATATAATGTAATTTCTAAACGTACAGGTAAGATGGTGGGAGGTCAGTTTGTAAAAGATGATGCAAAAGAAATGATTCCTCCTATTTCTGGAGGAGTAAGAACTATTACTGATCACATTGATTTTGCTATAAAAAATCAATCACGCACATAATGAAGTGTAAAACTTGTGGAAAGAATGCAGACAGTGAATATTGTTTTGCTCATAAATCTAAAAAGCCCTTACCATCATCTGGTAAGGGTTTAATTACTAGAATGTCTAGTATTTCAAACAAAAAGTTCAATAATGTACAGAATAACAAACAAACACTCAGTAAACGAACTTCTAAACAGCTTTCTAAAGAGATAGAAAAGAAACTTACAACACATAAAATGTTTGAGTTTTTTATTTCTTACTGGAAAAAAAGTGACAAAAAGAGTGCTCTTAGTGGAAAATTTTTGGGAAAAGAACCTATGTCTACATATTTCCATCACATTCTTGCAAAAGAAAAATATCCTGAAGCTTGTCTAGATGAAGAAAATATCATACTTTTGACCCTAGAGGAGCATAACAATGTAGAAAATGATATGTATAGATATGAGGAGATAAATAAAAGACGTGAACAATTAAAAATCAAATATAACTTATGAATATAGAAGTGCTTAAATTCAGTGCAACATGGTGTGGACCATGTAAAGTGTTAGCTCACACATTAGAAGGTGTTGAAGGTGTTACAAACATCGATATTGAAAAAGATCAAGAAACTGCAAGAAAGTATGGAATCAGAAGTGTACCCACTCTTGTATTCTTAAAAGATGGAGTTGAGGTGCATAGACAATCTGGTAATATGCCATTGAAAATGTATAATCAAATCTTAGATGAAATTAAAATTAATAAATAAAAACCAGTAATATGAAAAACCAATTTTTTTACACAGCCAAGATTGGCGACAAGGAGTATTTAGCTTCTTTAAACGTTAACAAAATCATTAGAACATTAGCTAATGATGCAGGTGGTTTAATCATCATTCTAGATGACTTCAATGAGAGAGTTACACAACAACCAGACATTGATATTAAAACTAACAAGTTTAAGGGATACAAGAATGTTCGTGAAACTGTACAATCAGAGATTGAACTAAATGCTGATGACGCACAAAAATTTATTAAACTAACTGAATACAAAGGATAAAAATGGCAAAGTTATTAGGAAATCGCATCTACTTAGAGATGCCAAAGAAAGAAGAGAGTAAGCTTATTGTAGATGAGAATACAAAAGAAGCTTTACAGAAAGAACTACTTAAGAAAATGAGTAGATTGAAAGTGCACAGTGTAGGAACAGCTATTACAGATCCAGACTTGAAGGTGGGGGTTGAGGTGTTAGTAGATCCTACAGCTCTTAGAGATAAAACATTAATCATACCTTTATCAGAAACTGAAGATGTTATGTTAGTTTCTATATTTGACATAGTCCATATATGGGATTAGTTTCTTTTTCTAAATTTGTTAAAGAGTACAAGAAAAAATTTCCATCTTCTTCTATTAATATTTTAGAAGAAGTTGGAAATAATGTTATAATAGAAGATGAATTTGGAAAATGTAAAATAAGAAAACAACATTTACTAAACGGAATTACTCCATCTATAAATTCATCATTGGATAAAAATTATTATTTTAAAAATAAAGCTAATAAAATTCATAATTCTAAATACAATTACTCTTTAGTTGATTATATATCTGCAAATAAAAAAATAACAATTATATGTAACGTTCATGGAAAATTTAATCAAGAAGCCAATTCTCACTTAAATGGAAGAGGATGTCCTATATGTAAAAAATTAAATATTTCAAATTATCATTCAAATAATCCTACAGGATGGACAAAATCTAATTGGTATAAAAATAGTAAAACTTCTAAAAATTTTGAATCATTTAAACTTTATATTATAGAATGTTATAATGAAACAGAAAAATTTTATAAAATAGGAAGAACTTTTGTACCTATTGGTTTAAGATTTAAAACTAAAAAAGAAATGCCTTATAATTACAATGTATTAAAAATTATTGAAGGAGACTCAGACACTATATATAATTTAGAAATAAAATTAAAAAACATGAATAAAAATAATAAATATATACCATTATTAAATTTTAATGGAAGCAAAGAATGTTTTAATAACATAATACACATTTACTAATATGGAAAATAAAAAATATCCTTTCATTAGTTGCAAATGTATCACTTATGGAAGAGTAGATACTCTGGAGGAAGCAATACAAAGCTTCCTCATTCAGGAGTATCCAGGTAAGAAAGAACTTATTATAGTTAATGACTACCCTTTACAGAAGTTAGTGTATGATCATCCAGAGATAAAAATCTTTAATCTAGATGAAACATTCTCCACTATAGGAGATAAAGAAAACTATGCTATAGAGAGATGTTCTGGTGAACTTATTGCTGTATGGGATGATGATGATGTAGCTATGTCTAATCATCTATTTAATATTGCAAAACACTGGAAAGAAGATACAAATATTATCCATTGGGAAACTGGTGTATTCTATAATGAACCAAGTATAACAGCTATAAAAGGTATTGGTAACTCAGGAATTGTATATAGTAAAAAGGTGTGGGAGCAAATAGGTAAGAGTCCTATTGAGAATGCAGGAGGAGATATGACATTAGTTACTAAGATACATGCTCTAGGTAGACAACATGTAATGGATGTAAAGATGCCTGATTCAGAAGCTTCTTGGTTTTATATGTGGGGAGGTAGAGGTTATCATCAATCAGGACAAGGAACTGATGTTCCAGGTAGACCTAACATCATACAAAGACACAGTGAGTATATTGAAAGTTTAAGAAAGACAGGAAAGATTCCTACAGGTGATGTTCATCTTAATCCTCATTGGAATAAAGACTACGCACAAATGCTAAAAGATTATGTTAGTAAACGCAATAATAGTTAATAGAAACCTACTATCTTCTTTGAAGGATACAGTGGAGTTTTTAAGAAAAGAACCTAGGATAAATAGAATATTAATAGTGGATCACGATTCAACTTATCCAAAACTATTGGAATGGTATAAGACCACTGATGAAGAGGTAGACTATGTAAAATCTAATGGTAGTGCTCAGAACGCTTGGAATCATAAATACTCTGACGTAAGAAAGCAGTATTTCATATTAGCTGATCCTGATTGTTCTTATGAAGGAGTACCTAATGATTGGTTAGATAAAATGTTTGATGTATTGAATAATACAGATGCTTTTAAAGTGGGATTCTCTTTAGAGATAGACGATCTTCCTGATACAGAAATAGGAAGAGATGTTTACCAACATGAATCTAAGTATTGGACAAAGAGAACAGTTCATGGATGGGATGCTCATATAGACACAACGTTTGCACTATACAGACCTAATTCTCCCTTTTCTTATGATGCTGTAAGACTAGACAAACCATATTGTATTAAACATGTTCCTTGGTATCTGACTAGTGAAACCCTTTCTGAAGAATGGATATATTATTTAGATCATTGTTCTCATGTTTCTACATGGGGAAGTAAATTAAAAAAGCCCTCTAAGTGAGGGCTTTATTATTTTGATATACGTTTTCTTTTGAACAAAGGTCTTTTAGTACCTCGATCACCAGCTTCCTTCATATAATTACCGTTGATAGGGTTAGGAGGAGCTACCTTTGGAGCCATTCTAGGCTTACCAGATTTCTTAGCTTTGCCAGAAGTCATTGATTTACTTGCAGCCATATCTACATTTTTTCATTGAAACTCCTGATTTAGCAAGCATACCTTTTTTACCTTGAAACGCATTTATATTTTTAGATTTAACAGTTTTGATTGGACTGTCTATAAATTTAGGTTTACTTTTAATTTTAGGTTTAGATATAGATTTTGCTGCAAATTCATTTGAAACAAATCCACCCATCTGAGCTTTCTTAACTGTAGCACCTTTCTTAGCTATAACACCACGTCCTTTAAGGATGTCTGCTTTTGTAATCTTTCCATCTTTGTTAAGATCAGGAAATGATTTACCATTTTTAGCTTTGGTAACTTTACCACCATATTTTTTTTCTCCTATTTTTTTATATTTATATTCACCTCCAAGAGCTTTTTTCACTTTACCATAAACTCCAAGTGTAGCAAGTTGAAGACCATCTTCACTAGCATTTTTAATATCTCTTAATGTTGTGTCTCCAATTCTCTGAGAAACAGTCTTAGGTTTTTTTGGTGCTATTTTAGGTTTTTCTGTAGTAGGTTTTTTAACCTTAGCTCCAGTTTGAGCTTTTTTTATTGTTTTCATTATTTCTTAGTTTTAGATTTAATTTTACGTTCTTGTTTCAGCATTGCAGCTGTAGGTTTCTTACCAGATCCTTTGTTAGTTCTGATGTTAAGTTTATATTATAATGTGTTTCCAACTTTTGCCTCTATGAATATCCTTCACAGAGTGATAACTTACTTTTAGACTGTCTGCAACCTGTTTAGGAAGAAGACCATTTGCTAGTTGTTTCTTAATCTTAATAACCTGTTCTTCTGTAAGTTTAGCCATTTTATGATTAGAACCAGATTTCCAATTCTTTGATAAGTTGTTTAAGTGTTTAGTTCTATAAGTTTCATCTTTCCACTTTTCCTTCTGAGAAGCTGACTTTTTGAGTTTAACTTCTTCAGTTCTCTTTATTCCAAGATTACTACCAGCAATTTTAGCTACATTATAGTGCGGTTTTAAATTGTCAATATATTCTTGTTCTGTTTTAAGAATCTCTTCAGTAGAACATTCACAAACAATCTCAAACTTAAAGTTCTTCTCTCCGTGCTTATTAACTGCTCTGATTAGTTTTACACAACTATTCTTACCAGTTCTTATATGATTTACATGGGTGTAATACCTTTTTATTAGATTGTTTGTACTTCCTATATAAAACTTACCATCTATCTCATTAGTAATTTTGTAAATAACTCCTCCTTTTTGTTTCTCAGAGAAGTATTTTTGTTTATTTTCAATACTAATAGCTAATATCATTTTCCTTTATTTTTGATCTTTTTCTCCTGAGACAACATTACTTTTGTAGGAGTTTTAGGTTTAGCACCAGTTTTCTTATTATAAGCTGCTTTATTTCTCAAGTTATCCCAAAGTCCTCTTTGAGAAACACTTCCATCTTTACGTTTAAGCATTTGCTTTTTCATACTAACAGTTCCATTTACGGAGTGATTTATTAATTCTACTATTTGGATCATTTGCTGTCTTAGCAGATGTTAATCTTTTCTTCATCCCTGACATTCGGGCACAAAATGATTTTCTTCTGTTAGCAGCTTTACTTCCAGGTTTTAACTTAGAAGGTTTAGTGGTTACAGCTGTCTTAAGTTTAGATCCTGGGTTAGCTCTTCTATAAGAAGCTACACCTTTAGCATTTAATCCACCAGAAGGATTCTTTCCTTCTTCTCTTTGCCAAGCTGGTGTCTTACCACCATTCTTCAATGTGCTTCCTTTAAATGGACCTTTCTTCTTAATAAGAGGACCATTTGGAACTTTAGTAATCTTTCTCATGATTATTTACCTTTACGCTTAGCAGCAATTTTTTTGAATGTTTTAGCAAGAGCTTTGGCTTTGCCTGTACAACCAGGTTTAGTGATAGGTGTACATTTACCTTCAGTACCTCTACGTTTTATAGAAGCTGCAGCTTTCTGCATCCACTTACCATCTTTGGCTTTTGTTATTTTACCACCATTTTTCTTCTTCCCCCAATCTGATTTTGATTCTTTTGAAGCAGCTTTACTTACACCACATTTTGTAGATTTGAAGTTAGGACCACAAGTTTCAATACCTACATCAGGTTTTTTTGATTCTTTTCTAACTGTGTTTTTATAATCAGACACACTAAGACCTCTTGCGTTAGCGTTTCTTTGTATAATAGAATCTTTTTTTCTAACTATTTCAGCTCTTTTTATGGCTGTAATACTATCAAGTTTTCTTCTATTTTCTTTTGCTTGGGCTAATCTATCTTTTGTAGTTAGACCGTCTTGTGCTTTCTTAATAGATTTCATAGCTTATTTCTTTTTAGCCACTTTTCCACCAGCTTTCATTCTAGAAGCAGCACCTCTAGCACCCATTGCTCTATCAGCTCTTCTCACCATTCTTTTCTCAACTTTTGAAGCTCTCTCTGGATTAGTTTCTCTAATTCTAGAAAGTCTTCTTTGTTGTCTTGGATTTTCTTGAACCACTTTAGAACCAATAGATCCACCTGTTTGCATCTTTGTAGCACCAAGTTGTTTGTCTTTGGTAAGTTTAGCTTTTCCTCTAGCACCAGCTAATGTTTTGTTTTGAACTTTAGTCCAAGCACCACCAACATCTGTACCTTTATCTCTTTTATTAGAAGCATTAAGTCCAGATAAAGAACCACCGTTCTTCATTTTTGCTTTCTTTTTTTCAGCTTCTTCACCGTTTTGTGCTTTTTTAATTATTTTTGCCATAGCGTTTAAATGTTATATTAGGTTTAACAATAAGATCCTTATGGGTATATTGCCATAATTCTCCAGTTTGATTAATTATTATTGTATAGATGGTATCAGTTTCATAACCATAATCGGTAATAAACATGATTGAGCCATCTCCCTTTGGCGTTATAACATCTATTCTATTTTTTGGTTCGTATATTCTCATAGAGAAGAGCTTTTGTTCGAGAACACCTGTTATTCGTCTCCCAACAGGTATGTTAATTATTCTGCTTCAGGAGCTTCCACTTCCTTAATGATGTCAGCTTCTACACCTTTAACCATTAATTCTTCAATCACTTGATTAGTTTGAATCATCAATTGAAACCTTGCAGCTTCTTCTGATGATAAATAAGCTCTAACCATGTTAAGGATTAATCCAAACTGTTGTCCTGTTAATGTAAATGTGTCTTCAGGAGTCCATGTGTAACGTTTGTTAGGATCATACTGTGCCATAATGTAAATTGGTTTTAAAATTAACAGTAAATGTATATAATGTTTTTTATATATACAAATTTTTATTTTAACAACTCATTAACTCTAGCTACTACATCTGCATCAGTCCATTGACCAATAGCATCGTATTCTTCGTTTTGCCATAAAATTAATTGACCTAACTCTCTTGCAAAAGCTTTAACTTCTTTTCTAGAAGGGTTATCTACAACTTCTTCAATTGTAATTTCTTCAAAAGTTCTTTTTAATTCTTGTACAATTACAATTTCTTTTGGTGTTTCAAATGTGATTTTCATGATTTTATTTATTTATTGATTAAAGTCTTACACCTTCAATAGCAAAGGTGGTTTGATTGTAGTAAAAATATGTATTTCCTGCTACAGCTCCTAATGCTACAGTGATAGCTGCTACAGCTGCTGCCCTATTTGCATAAGAAGGAAGAGATGTATTAGAAAATACAGTTTGTCCTGATAATGTTCCTCCTTTATGAGCTTGAACACCAAATGCGTTTACATTATTACCAGTAGAATTCATACCAGCTTCTCTACCTAAGAAATTTGAGTTATTAGCAGTAGTTGCATTATTACCAGCAGATTCACCAAAAAAGTTTGAGTTGTTAGCACTAGTTGCACCAAAACCAGCATTTTGACCTAAGAAATTTGAAAGAAAAGCATTAGTTGCATTAAATCCAGCACTAGCACCAAGGAAATTTGAAGAATTAGCACTAGTAGCATTTCTACCAGCAGATTCACCTAGAAAGTTTGAGCTATTAGCACTAGTAGCATTAAATCCTGCATTTCGACCTAGAAAGTTTGAACTAAATGCATTAGTTGCAAGACTTCCTACATTATTACCTAAAAAGTTTGAGTGATTAGCACCACTTGCCCCATTACCAGCACCAGACCCTAAAAAGTTTGAATAACTAGCATTAGTAGCTTCTTGACCAGCATAATACCCTATAAAATTTGAAAAACTAGCATTTGTTGCATTTTGACCAGCATTTAAACCAAAAAATACACCATAACCATTACTAAAATTACTAGTAGCAGGGTTTGTTGAATACAAAGAATTTCCTAATGTAGCTATGCTAGATGGAGGAATAGTGTTTGCTATTAAAAGATCAAGGTTTAACCAATAGTCATATCCTTTTTTTGTTTTTTCCCAGAATCCTGGTTTTATAAATGTAGGCATAATATTTTAATTTAAGTTTATTTCGAATGTTATTACACTCGTTGTTTTAATTGATTTACTCATATCAAGTTTTATTTTAAACATATTACAAAACTTTAATATCTCTTCTATAAGCATGTTGTTATACATAGGAAGACTGGCTGCTATTCTAAATCTATAGTTGTCAGGATTTTTTGTTATCTCAAGACTACAGAGTTCATCAACAGAACTTATAACACCCTCTAGGTGTGCAAGAAAAACTTCATCATTGTCTTGCATCACCTTAGGAAAATGTTTTCTGTTTATCTCCATTATGATAATGTTAATAAGTATTTTGTCTTAGCCGCTTCCCCAGATAATGAATCTGCAAGATTACATACATCATGGAAAGAATTCTTCTCACCATACATCTTTAAAGCAGATGCAAAAGATAGAAGATCTGTAACACATTGTATAGCTGTACAGTTTGTAAGAGGTTCTATTTTATATGGAGCAGGTCTCTTACCTGTATATCCCATAATCTTTTCAATTAGTCCATCTTTGAAGTCATGTACATAATCGTACAATGCTCCTGTGGCTTGATGCTCTGCATAGCTAGTTGTTTGCCAGTGAGTCAGATGTAATTGCTCATGGAAGTAAGTAAGCTTAGCAGCTATGCTTTCTAACGTTAAGCCTTCAGATGCTGATGATTTCATCATGTCATCTGGAAATAGGGATTTTAGTGCCATAATTAAGGAGCTGGTGTTGTCGTACTAGTTGTTGTTGGTGCTACTGTAGTACTAGTTGTAGTAGTAGGAGCAACAGTTGTCGTTGTTGATGTAGTAGGATTACAGCATTCGTATGCTGGAATCTCTTGCCATTTACCCACCTTAGGCTTGTTCTTTCTAAGGATTAAGCTTCCTGGAATGATTCTTCCTGTACCATCAAATCTAACGTATGCTTTTAAGGGTCTGTTATTTGTTGCCATTTTAATTAGTTGTTTGTTTGTTAGCTAAAACAAGAGCTCTAGCTTCTTCAAGAGTCTTGCCTTCTTTTATATAATCAGAAACTCTTTTATCTTGAGCATCTCTAATTGCTTTTTCTTCTGGGGTTACTTTTTTTATTGACATGATATTTAAATTTTAAGGGTTAACAAATACAACCCATCCTTTTATTACAAGACTAGCTTGAGCTGCTAAACCTAGACCAGATGGTGCAGAATTAGTACCTCCAGTAAGATCAACAATTCCACCAGTTAATCCATTATCATCAAGTGTAATTAGAACATGATTTACAGAAGCTTCTGTTAAATCATTATTATCCAGCTCAACATCATCCAAGTTTACACAACCTGTAATGTTTATATGTTGCAATCCTGTATTTGTATTATATAACTGTGTCATTGTAGTGATACCTGTAAAATCTAAAGATGTAAATGCCATATCATCACCATCCCATTCATCAATACCTTCTAGTTGATAAAGATTACTTATTGTTACAGAATTACCAGGACCAAACCCAATTTCAAAATCTTTAATTTGAGAAGGATTGTTTATACATAAATAAACAGTGTGAGGGATTAAACCTTCTAAGTCATATTCAAAATCATAATCATTTCCATCAGCTTCAAGAGAAAAACTCTCACTCACTGTAGGTGTCCATTGAATACTTCCTGTTAAATTAGGTCCTCCATTTCTAACCTGTAATGTGAAACCATACTGTCCACTTTCAACATCTGCAATAGCTTGTATTGCTATACAACATCTATATGAAGTGTTTAGATCAGGTGAGCAGCATTCATAAGCTTGTACTTCTTTCCAATTACCATTCTTAGGTTTGTTACGTCTAAGCACAGTGCTTCCTGGTACGATTCTACCAGTTCCATCAAAGCGAGAATACGCTTTTAAGTCACGTTTGTTTGTTGCCATTTTATTTAATAATTAAGTTTATATTTTTGTTTTAGTTCATTTAGTTTATTTGCATAGAACCACGTGCAATATTTTTTTGATTGTTCGTTGTTAAGAATCATGTCTAGGTTAGGATCTTTTGTTGGATCAGCTCCCATGTGATATTTTCCTTTGTAAAAGGCAGGATAACCATTTCCTGTTTCAGAGACTATCCCTGCATTATGAAAGATGGTGTGGGTATCCAATTTTGTGATAGGGTCTGTTGCCCATGCAAAATCTAATTCTCTCACCACTTTAGTTTCTTGTTCTCTAAACCAAATGTTCCAAAGAACAGCCCACATATCTGCACACCAACTTTGAAACCCTGAGTTTTCATCTTTAAAGAACTCTCTATTCACTTTCTGTAAATAGGTTCTAATAAGAATACAATCATTCATCACCTTACTCCAAAACTCAGCATTTATATTCTTTAATAAATATTGTGCTCCCCCTGAATGATGATTGTTAGCTTCAGCTATTTCTCTACTTATTCCTACAACACTTGCTGTCTCAGCAAGAACATCTCTAGTTTTATATTCTTCTAGTTTCTCTGGTAACACTTGATTAATCTTGCTATCAAAATAACTAGCATTGATATAACTGTTTGTGTTTGATAGATAGTTTACATCATCTTCTAAAAACTGATCTACATTAAAATCTTTCATGAATAGAATGTCAGAATCACAATAGAATATAGCACAATCACTTAGCTCTGGGTGTAATTTGAAATGTCTCCAAAGAACATATGGTCTAAGTACAGGAATATATATTCCTATTAATCGACCCAAATTATCTTCATCCCCATAGAAGTGGAACTCAGCTTCTGGATACAACTCTTCTATCTGTTTCCATTTATCTCTATTCTCTCTTCCTTTAGGAGTGAATATAAGATTGATTGCTTTGTCAGAATGTCCTATCTCTTTTAGACTCTCCATCCAAAGATTTACTTGCCATGTATAATATAAATCGCTTGGGCAAGCCTGGATAAATTTCAATTCTTTCATTATGTAGTTTGGTTTTAATTTATTTGTATAATGCTAGTGTAGTAGTAGTGGTTGTAGTGGTGGGACATGGTCCTGTACATAAAACATTCAATAGCCTATCAAGTTGTTTTGATATATCCCATAAGAGATTACTCTCTTGACTCCATCCTATCTGTTTATTTCCTATTGCCATTTTATTAATTTTTTATTTATCTACTAATTTCTTCCCAATCTATAGAAGCAAAAGCACCTTCACCACCAGAGGTTGTACCTACAGCCATTTCTATAACAAGTTCAAAAGTTGTTCCTGTTAATCCATTTCTTTCTAACTGATTAGCAAAAAGAGCCTCTTTAAGAATATTTATACTTGGAGATCCTTGGTTAGAAGAGTTAACAAATCCACTAGCTAAGATTCTACCACCTGTAACACTACTTCCTGTAAGATTGTATTCAATAGAAGAATCACCAGGAGCAGGTACCCAACTTCCTCCACTAGTTACAGCACCATTAACCACTCTCCATTGGTAGTTTTTACCATTACCTGTTCCTAAAATAGAGATAGCTGTTGCAATAACAATAGCATCTAATCTTGTACTCTTAAGTCTTATAGATATAATTGGATAGTATGTACCAGCTACAGCAAATGTTCTTGGTGCAGTGATGGGTGTAGCAACTGCTTGTTGAATACCTCTAAGTTCATATCCACCTTCTGATATCACTGTAGAACATATTTGTTTTAATGTAGATGCTCCAGTTGTACCAGCTGTATTAAATATTTCATAACGCAAAGGTAATGAAGCAGTTGTAATATATGTAGAAGATATAATGTTAGCATGATTGAATGTGTGACAAAGAATGAATTGTCCATTAATAATAAATCCCATTCTTACAGAACCCACTCCTAACCACTCAAAATCTGCCCAAAGTATTTGTGCTTTAGTAAGATCAAGTGTAATTCCTGAAGGACCTGTCCCATCTAACTTATCACCATTCCAATTTTCTTGTAAAACAGGAGTGTTTACAATAGATCCAGTTACAGAAGATCTTTGAACAAACTGAACTTGATTATTCACTTGTTCTAAATAAAAACCATTACCTTGTCCATAATATCCAACACGTTGTGTAAGTCCTGTTTTAGCAGAAGACATTACAAATGTATTAAGAACAAGAAGACTTTTACCAGGTTGGTATGAAAACACTTTAATTGTTTCTCTTATAACAGAAGATCCAGAAGCTGCTGTAACATTCAAATCTACAAGTCCTTGAGATACATTAAATACAGCTGCACCACTAGTGGCTGTAGCTGTAGACCAAAGATCATTATCATCAAACCTATGGCTAGAATCAAATAGTGTAAGTGGAGAAGATGTTCTTAATCTTCCAAAAGCATCTTGTGATGTAGAAGGAGCAAATGTAATGGCTGTATTCTGATTACCAGATGCAACAATTCCATTAAGTCTGTCCACTTTCTTCAAAAGTTCCCATAAAAGATTACTCTCTTGTGACCAACCTATTTGTTTGCTTAATATTGCCATTTGTTTTTATTTATTAGTTGTATACTCTTATTTCTAAAAAAGTATTTTTTAAATTATCATTTAAATAACTATTTGAAAAATCACGACTAATAATAAGTCCCAAACTATCTCCATCAAATCCACAAGAAAAATACCCTGTACCACCATCCCAAGTAGGACCTCCTACTACCATCGTTGATTTATCTATAGTAAATAAACTATTTGACCATACAGCATAAGAACCTGTATTCTGGTATTCAAACCAAATATTCCCAATAGTATTTTCTAATACTGTTACTACTGGAGCTCCTGTGTTGTATTCTAAAACATTCTCCCCTAAAGTTCCCCAATTAGGTGTAGTTCCTGTTGCTACAAAATATGTACCTAAATTATTGTTAGGAGCTCCCACATTAGTAAAATCTCCATCATCTATTTGTGTTATTCTATAAGTAACTCCTATTGTTAAAGATTCTCCACCATAATACGCTTGTAGATCATCTCCACCACTCTGTGTTAATAAAGCTGTGTACACCTTGTATTTAGGTGTAGCTGCTTCTTTTAATCCAAAAATAACAGAGGTTAATTTATTAATCTGTTTTAATATTTGCCATAATAAATTGGATTCTTGTGACCATCCAATTTGTCTATTTTGTATTGCCATACTATTGTTTTTTAATACATTATGTCACAAATTTAAAAAAAATATTTGTGATAAAATTAATTGTATATTAAATTAAAATAATTTATTTAATTAATTAAAAATAACTTTATACGTTATAACTTGCAACAATTGCTCCAACAGCATCTACACTTGCAGGATTGTTAGGTATAAGGTC